AAAGTGTAGGATTGATTGATGCTGCTGTAAGTAACGTAGCTACAATTGATAGTAATTATGTAGGTACTTATTATCCTTGGGTTAAGATCCTAGATACTAACACCAACAAGATTGTAAGTGTACCTCCTTCAGTAGTATTACCAGCAGTTTATGCTGCTAATGATAAAGCAAGTGCAGAATGGTTTGCTCCAGCCGGTCTAAACCGTGGTGGTATTCCACAAGCTGTACAAACTCTTGATAGATTGACTCACGCAGAACGTGATACACTCTATGAAGGTCGTGTAAATCCAATTGCCGCATTCCCTGGTCAAGGTATTTGTGTATGGGGTCAAAAGACTCTACAAGTTGAATCAAGTGCTCTAGACAGAATCAACGTCCGTAGATTGTTGATCAACTTGAAGAAGTACATTGCTTCAACCAGTAAGTACCTTGTATTTGAACAAAATGTAGCTGCTACACGTAACCGTTTCTTGAGTATTGTTAACCCATACTTAGAAAACGTACAACAACGTAGTGGATTGTATGCCTTCCAAGTTAAGATGGATGATACAAACAATACACCAGACATTGTTGATAGAAACATCCTATACGGTCAAATCTATCTACAACCAACCAAGACTGCTGAATTCATAGTACTTGACTTCAACCTCTTGCCAACTGGTGCTACATTCCCTAATGCCTAATTGGTAAATAATTAAACAGAACCCCACTTAGAAATAAGTGGGGTTTTTTCTTTATAAAATCTATTTATATTGTACGATGATTAAGCTGACAGATTTATTATTACAAGAGGCTAAAATTCCAGCTAGTGAACAAGAAATGGATTTATATGCTAAAAAGTATAAAAAGACCATTGATTATTTACGTAGTAAGAATAAAGTATTACTACTAACAACTAGTAATAGATGGGTCAAACACAAAGAAGATGTACCAAAGAGTACTCAACTAGCTCTTAAAATACAAGAATTACTTGGTAAGGAAAAAGTAACCTTGATTGACACTACTAAATTAAATATATTTCCATGTGAAGGAAATGTGAGTAGTAACAGAGAATTTGGTGGTAATCATTGTGGTACAACAAAGGCTTTATTAAAAAATAAAGAACAAAATCCAAGTGGATATCATCGTTGTTGGGCTAGTGTAAATGAAAAAAATGATGAACTTTGGAAGATTACCAAAGAATTATTTGAAAGTGATTGTATAGTATTTTTTGCTAGTATTAGATGGGGTCAGGCCAATGGATATTATCAAAAATTAATTGAAAGATTAACTTGGATTGAAAATAGACATTCAACTTTAGGTGAAAGTAATATAGTAAAAGACATTGATGCAGGTTTTATTGCCGTTGGACAAAATTGGAATGGTAGAGATGTTACAAAAACACAAAAAGACGTACTTCAATTTTTTGGATTCAAAACTCCAGATGAATTGTTTTGGAATTGGCAATTTACTGACAATCCACTTGATGAAACATCTAGATCTTACAATAAGGCAATTACTGTATTTGATAACACATTTGAAATATGAATAAATTAACTCAATTTTTAGTAGACAGTTTATTAAATGATCCAAAACCAACATTAAATGAAGGTGGTGCTTATGGACATCTAGCACATCCATATGAAGATATGGAATTAACATTCCAAGATTTAAGAAACATGGTGGATCAAGCACTATTAGGTGACTTAAAAGCATTTGAAAAAACTGATGGTCAACAACTTTCTTTTACATGGAAAGATGGTCAATTAAGACTTGCAAGAAACAAGGGACATTTAAAAAATCAAGGTCAAAATGCTTTGACTAAAGACGGCATCAAAGTGATGTTTTCTGATAAACCACAAAATATTCAAGATGCTTTTAGTTTTGCGGTGGATGATTTATCAAATGCACTATCAAAAGTTCCACAAGAAGAATTGAATCAAATGTTTGGTAATGGTAAGAAGTTTGCAAGTGTTGAAGTAATATATCCAGCTACAAAAAATGTAATTCCATACAATTTAAGTATGCTGGTATTTCACGGAATTATTGAATATAATGATCTAGGTGAACCAATTGCAGGTGGTGATGCTGAGTCTGGAATTATACTTGGCAATTTAATTAAAAACGTAAATGCAGATGTACAAAATACATTTACTATCAGAGGACCAAACAAATTATTATTATCTAAAGTAAAGAATTTGCCACAAAAAAGAAAGCAATTCATGACAATGATTGATCAATTGCAAGGATCATTCAGTGATCAAACAAAAATTATTGAGTATCATAAAAATTGGTGGAATAATTTTATCAGAGAAAAAGCAGACTCATTTGGATATTCAATTTCACCTGAAGTATTGAATCTATTAGTTAAAAGATGGGCAGAATTTGATAAAAGTGTCAGCATAAAAAATATTTTAAAACAAATTGACAATGTAGAATTTAAGAATTTTGTCAGTGTGTTTGATAAAGAAAATCATGAACAACAATATAAAAATAACATCAGACCATTTGAAGAATTATTTTTAAAATTAGGAGTTGAAGTATTGAAAAATGCTGCTGGTTACATGGCTGCTTCACCTGATGATGCTGCTAAACAAATAGCAAGTGATGTGTTGATACAAGCAAAAACAATCAAGTCCAAAGGTGCAACTGAAGATCAATTAAATAAATTAAAGAATGAATTACAAAGATTAAAAGTTGTTGGCGGATTGAAAAAAATAGTAGGTTCAGAAGGATTAACATTCTTTTATAATGATAAAATATATAAATTGACTGGTCTTTTTGCTCCTGTAAATCAAATTTTAGGATTATTAAAATATCAAAGATAAATTTAGTTATATATAATATAAAGGTTATTAAATAATATGAAAAGAGCATCAGGTAAAAGTAATTTGTCCATTGTAAAAGATTATTTGGACGGAAATAGACCATTTATTCAAGTTGGTTATGATCCAAATTTAGATAATGGTAAAAGAAAAGAAGGTGAAATTTGGGAGGATGGTCAAGGCAATAAATGGATGTGGAAAAATGGTAGCAAAAGAAAAGTACCTAAACTTGCTCAAATTAAAATTGAACAAAGATGTAGTATTTGTAATGCAGATACTAAATGGGGAAATTATTTGGATCAAAAATTTTATCCAAAAACAGGCAGATGTTATGATTGTAATATTATTTTTGATAGCAAACTAAAAATACTAGGCGCATTTGTAGATTATGAAAAGCATAAAATTTGTAAAAGTATGCTTTCAGAAATGAATGACTTTAAACAACAAATTGTAGAAAGTATCACTTATCTTGAAGCTGATAATTCAATGCCTAAATTACAATATTTCAATGAAGATGGATCACAAGAGTTTTGGACAGATGATACTGATATGAAGAGTAAAGTATTAACTGATCTTAAAAAGGATTTAATAAACGTCAATGAAAAAATTGATGAGTTAAACAAAAAAATAAGTGAACTTAAGTATGATTCATCTATTGAAGAAAAAGCAAAACAAATGACTTTGGATAAACTTAATAGTCAAGATCAATGAGTGTACAAAAAACATTAAAAGATGTAATTAAAGATGAATACAAGAGATGTCTTGTAGAACCTATGTATTTCATGAAGAAATACGTAAAAATTCAACATCAAACAAGAGGTATTATTCCATTTGAATTGTATCCATTCCAAGAAGAAACATTACAAGACTTTATTGACTATGATAGAAATATTGTATTAAAATCCCGTCAAATGGGTATTTCCACACTTGTTAGTGCATATGCTTTATGGACAATGATATTTAATCCAGGCAAAAACGTACTAATTTTATCTACTGTACAAAATACCTCAAAAGAAATTGTATCAAAAATAAGACTTGCAAATAATAATCTCCCCAGTTGGTTGAAAGTTCCAACCGTTGAAGACAATAGACTATCATTGAAGTTTAAAAATGAATCAAGAGTTCTTGCAGCATCTTCAGCCGCTGATAGCGCACGTGGTTTCAGCGCTTATTTGCTTGTAATGGATGAATGTGCGTTCATTGAAAATGCAGAAGAAGTTTGGACATCTGCTCAACAAACAATGGCTACTGGTGGTAGAGCTATTTTGTTAAGTACACCAAACGGTGTAGGTAATTTCTTCCATCAAATGTGGGTTGACGCAGAATCAAAGAAGAATACCTTTAAAACCATTAGATTGAAGTGGGATAGACATCCAGAAAGAGATCAATCTTGGAGAGATAGACAAACTGCTGAGTTGGGTATTAAACGTGCTGCACAAGAATGTGATACTGAATTTTTGTCTTCTGGTAATACTGTAGTTGATACTGCAATTATTGAAAATTATAGACACAACAAATGTAAAAGTCCAGTAGAAATGCGTGGAGGAGATCATGGATATTGGATATGGGATTATCCTGATTATAGTAGAGATTATATAGTTGCTGCGGACGTTGCAAGAGGTGATGGTGCGGATTATAGTGCCTTTCATGTTATTGATGTTGAAACAATGACTCAAGTTGCAGAATATAAAGGACAGATAGGTACCAAAGATTATGGTAATATGTTGGTTAGTGTAGCTACTGAGTATAATAATGCTTTATTGATAGTAGAAAATGCAAATATTGGATGGGCAGTATTACAACAAATAATAGATAGACAATATCCAAATACATTCTATAGTAGTGCAGATCTACAATATGTAGATGTAGAGAAACAATTAACAAATAAGATCAATAGAGATGAAAAAAAGATGATTCCTGGATTTACCAATAGTCAAAAAACAAGACCACTATTGATTTCAAAATTGGAAAGTTATTTTAGAGAAAATTTAGTAGAAGTACGTTCAATTAGATTAATTGATGAATTATCAGTATTTATTTGGGATTCAAATAAAGCAACCGCAATGAGAGGATATAATGATGATTTAGTTATGTCATTGAGTATTGGGTTGTGGGTAAGAGATACAGCATTAAGATTAAGACAACAAACTATGGATTTAAATAGATCAATGTTAGGTGGAATATCTAGAGCAGGTGGTAGTCAGAATGTATATAAACCACAA